CTCCTGGTGCAAAATGGTAAAGATTCAAGTCAACTAAATTCTTTAATAAAAAGTTGAATGATTCACGACCAGTGAAACAAATGAATTCTTCGCCTTCCGCAACATTTGTTGGTGTGTTTGTAAATGCTTCGTAAAAAATATCGTAAGCGTTTGACGCAGTTATTGAAGCGTATGCCGACGTATTCAAATTGACACAACCGTTTGCAGTTGTTAAGAATTGACGGAATCCGTTCATAAACGCAAGGTTTCCAGAACCAGTCGCGATGTTACCATTCCAAATCAATTTGTCTAATTCTCTTGCATGAAGCTTTAATAAATAGTCAATGATTTGCGCTTCGAAAGGAAGTGTTTTGTCTTCGGCCATTGCGCCAGGTGCAAGCGCTATTTGCGCCCAAAATCCAGCAAGGTCTTTTTGACAAAAGCTTTTCATGTAGCCAATAGTTTGAACGGTGATGTCACGTTGAGTGAATACCGTGTCGCCGCTTGGCGTCATTGTGCAATCAGCAGTTTGATAAACGATTGAATCGTCCATTAAGTTCAAAGCTTCCGTTCCTTTGATTCCTTGTTGAATCGCAATGTAAGTTAATGTTTCCGCTTCGGTAACCGATCTAACGATTAATTCTTCGCGTGTTTCGTCGGTGTATGGCGATAAGCCGGACACATCGTAATCGAATGAATTTTTGATGTATTTTTTTAGTGACATTTTATTTGTTTTTGTTATTTTTTAACCATAATTGTTTGGCTGTCAAGTTGCCAACTTTTGCGAATTTTTCGCTTTCGGATGTCGTGTTAATTGGTGCGGACTTGAAGGATTCGAAATCACCTTTCAATGTCGCAACTTCTTTCGACAAATTGTTGTTTTGGTCGGCAATAATTTTCATCATTTCGGCAACCGCTTCGATGCTTGTTGCGAATGATTCCAACTTTGCGTTGATGATGCTTTCAACTTTTGCGGTTGACATAGCTTCGGCAACAACTTCTTCAACAACTGGAACTTCTTCGGTTGCTCTTTCGTCAATTATTTCAACGATTATTCCGTTAGCATCAACAACAACCGAAACGCCTTCAAGGTCACCGCTCAAAGCGTGTGTTCCTTCCGGTGCTGGTATTGTTTCCGTTTCCGTAACTACGAAAAGCGGTTGTCCAACTTCAAAGATTTCGAATTCAACAATTGTTCCGTCAAGCAAAGTCGCTTGTTCAAATTTCATTGACGCGTTTGCGAATGATTGTTTCATTTCGGCAATTAAGTCAAGAACTTTCTTAAAATTTTTGTTCATGGTATTTCTTTTATATGTTTATTATGTTTATCTGTTCGAAATTTCTCGAACATATTGATTGATTTTACTTATTTTGATTGGACTTATTGATCGATCCATTAAAATTGTTTCCGCATCTTGTTTCAAAGAATCAATGTCCCTTAACGAAGTTTGATTTTCTTCAATAATTAAATCGTTCGCTTCAATTTTAGAATACAATTTTTCTATTTCAATTGATAATAAATTATTTTTTTTTCTTGCATTTCTTGACATTGCTTTTTTTGAAAAGTAATTTTGAAATGATTTTATCACATTTTTATAATCAGCCATTTATTTGTAATTTTAATTTTAATAATTCGTTAAAAATCAAAGACATTTCTTGTTCTTCCTTTGTGTCAATTAAATTGAAAACTCCTTCAATCGAAAATCCGTTGAACATTCCTTCTTTTGCTTGTTCAAATAAATCTTTGTCGGTGACCTTGTACGAAACAATCCAAGATCCGTCGTTTGCGTCGGCAAATCTTTCCGGTGCGGTGAATCCTTTTGCTGCATCAATTTGATATGAATGGATCATGAAGATTGACTTGACAATTCGATTCGGATTGTGTTCTAAATTTACATTGTTAAAATTGTCTTTCCTGGCGTAATCAAAAATAATATCTTTAATCGCTTGCTTTGTAAAAACGACATAGTATTCCTCGCCGGTTTCTTGGTCGAATCGATAAATCGGCGTATCGGCTGAAATGGCGATTCCGGTGATGACTTGTTCTTCGTCGTTGAATTCGAATCGTTGTTGTTTCGAAAATGTCATGAAGTTCTTTTCGTGCGCCGGCATTGAAACAAGCGAATTGAAAGACACCGTTGTTTGATCGTCATCCAAATCAATAAAGATTTCGTAAATTGGAATTTCTTTCTTCATATTTATTATGTATTTTTGTTCGATGAATTTTGTCTTTCCTTATAAAAAACGAACATCGGATTTTGAAATGATTCAAGCAATCCGTTGGATTCGAATGTCTTTTCCCAAAGCAAAAGTTTTCACCATTGGCGACATTGTTCCAGGTGCGGAAAACATTCCTTGCAAACAATACAACAACATTCGCGGCGTTGACGTCACTAATAAGATTTTAACCTTTGCGAATACAATCGGCGGTAAGTTCATTTATATGAACGACGACTTCTTTGTGACCGCGAAGCTTCGTGCGGACATTCCAATTTATAACGGCGATTTGATAATCAATCCTGATCATCCGACGCATTATCAAATTGCGGTAAAAAATACAATTGATTTGTTGCAATATTATGGCCATTCAATTAAAAACTTCGAAACACATTCGCCAGTGTTAATGGATTCGAAAAAATTAATCAAAACTTTTGACCAATTAAATTGGCAAAGTGACAACCATTTCATCAAATCAATTTATTTGAATTTCAATCCGCCAAAAGAATCGCGATCAGGAACAAATTTGAAGCTTGCAAAATGCGATATTCCAAAGGCCGAACAATTCCTTCGCAATTATGGTTGCTTTTCCACTGGCGACGGATTCTTAAATTCGTTCGGTTCAACCTGGATCAAAAACTTGACTTTGATTCCTGAACGGCCACCTTGTTTTGAGTAGATGAAATGTCATTTTCCAAAACGAAAACTTGAACCGGTGCGGTAACCGATTGACCATTGTCATTCAATCCAGTTGTCGACGTTTGTGTCGTTGGTTGCGAAGTAAACGATGACGCGCTTGAACCGGCAAGTCCGCCACCACCACTATTTGAAATACTCGGCATAGTCGGCGCAGTTCCGCTTTGATATTTTTGATTCGTAATCGCAAGCGCTTGCGTTGTTCCAATGATTCCGGCGGACAAGATCGCAGCAATACCGGCCGGCGAAGGCGGCGGCCCGAATTGCGCGATTCCTTTAACGATTGCCGATGCCGTATCGATTCCAACTTGCGCAAGCTTGATCGCTTTGTCGCGGTTGAATTTTGCGCGATTGATTTTATCTTCCTGGTTAAACGCTGCAAGTTGAACTTCGTATTTTTGCTTTGCGAACTTTTCTTCAATGGCGGTCCTTTGTTCGGCGGTCAATCCGACCGCGTTTAATTCCGCCTTTTGTTGTGCGTCAAGATTCGCCAGATCTTCGTCACGTTCTTCGTTTATTTTGTTGATTCTTGCCGTTCCGATTTCGTTCAACAAGTCATTGACCATTTTGATTTTATCAAGCGCACCTTGCGCCGCTTCAATTCCGGCGGTAATTCCGGCAAGTTCTTCTTCGCGCGCCTTTTGATCGGCCGCTTTTTTAGTATCGGCGGCGGCCTTTTCTATGTCTTCGATTGATTTTTCTTTCTTTCTTTTAAGTTCAATCATTGCTTTATCATGTTCTTCTTGCGTTATTTTTTCATTTTCATTTTTCGATAAAAGAAGTCGATCAAGTTCTTTCTTTTGTTCATCAAATAAATCTATTTCTTTTTGAATCGCCAATTGTGTTTCATTCAATAAAATTCCATTTAATAAATTTGCGCGATTTTTTCTTTTGGTTTCATTTTCCGCTTCTTTATCCAATTTTATTTTTTCATAGTTATCGTTGATTTCTTGAATCTTTATCAATCGCTCGGCTTCGGTTATATCTTTTTGGTCGAATGATTTGTTGATGTCGTCAATTTCCAATTCTTGCGCAGTTAGATTCAATCGTCTTTTGTCGTCATTCAATTTTTCCGTTGTCAATGTCATCAAATTGTTTTCCGCTTCCGAAAAATTATTAGCGCCGGTTTCCATTATTGTTTTTAACTGGTCGCGATATTCTTGTTCGTTTATTGTTCCTTTTTTAAACTTTTCATCCAAAGAATCAATTTCCGTTTTATTTGCTTTCTTTATTAAATCATTTCTAAAATCGCCGTAAGTATCTTCGAGAATCGCAAGTTGCTTTGACTTACCTTCGGTCATCATTGAAATTTTTAAATTTTCCGCATTTTCAATCGCATCAAGTTCTCTTTGAAATGCTGATATTTGATTTTCTATTGCGGCCGTTGTTTTGTCAACCACAACTTTTGTTTCTTTTTCACCTTCAACATATTTTTTGCCACCATTAGTCAATTTATCAACCGCCGATTGTGCATCGTTGGCGGCTTTTCCATAATTCTCAAATCTTCCTTTTGTTTTTTCTAATTCAATTTGCGTTTGAGATATTGTTTTTTGCGCTGCTTCAAGTGATTTGTCGGCTTTTTCGTTTACGTTAACATAAGTAATAATCCCTTCTTCCAAAGTTCTTTTTTGTTTGCCAGCGCCGTCGCTTCTTGCTTTGTCAATTTTTTGTTGTGAATCGAATAATTTTCTTGACAATTCATCTTGTTTTTCTAAATTGGCAATAATAGCTTTTTCATTTTTTTGAAGTTGATATTTTGCTTTTTGATATTCCAAATAAGATGCAAGTTCAACATTTAACGAAGCTTGAAATTTCGCTTCATCTTTTAAATTTGTTAATGTTGTCCCATAAGTTTTGTTAACTTCATTGATTAGTTTCGCTCTTTCTTTTGTTCCTTCATTCGTTGCTTTTAATCTTAAAATTTGTTGAGTAAATGTTCCGCTTTCTTTTGCGACTTCTTTACTTTGTTCGCGCAAAGCTTCATTTGTTTTCTTTCTTTGTTTTTCAAGTTCCTTTTCTTTTTCGGTTGTTCCGCTTAAAAAATTACCGACTTCGTCCAAATTAGCAACCAACAACCCCAACCCAACAATCAACGCGCCAATTCCAGTTGAAACCAATGCTACTTTAAGCGCTTTCATCGCCGTTGTCGATGCCGTTGTCGCAATGGTAGTTCCAACCGTTGCCGTTCCAAGTTCAACTTCGCCAACCGCCTGGGCAGTCGTCGCGGTTGTTGTTTGTCCCAAAATAAGATTTCTTATTTTTTCGGCAGCAACTCGAAGTTGAATTCCAAGAACCGCATCTTTGTTTAAATTCTTTGCGACCGTATTCACCGCATTCATGATTCCTTGTGTTGCTTGCAACTTGACCATTGTTTTTTGCAAATCTTCATTCTCGATTCCGGCCAATGCTGCCGCGCCTTGAAGTCCTTGGAATACAGCAACACCAGTTCCCATGGCGGATAATGCGGTGTCAAGCTTCAATGTGTCAGATGCTAAAACGCCGGTTGCATTTTTTAAATCGCTAATTTGATCCTTCAAAGTCGCAGCGTTTCTAATCGCTTCTTTACCAACTGGCGACGTTACGCCGGCTTGTGCTGCAATCGTCTGGTATTGTTTCATCGTTTGCGTCATCTCTCGCATGGTCAAACCTCCGGCCGTAACCTTTGCGTTTAATGCTGCAAGATCGGTCGCAAGTTTATTCACGCCAGTTCCGGCCGCTGCCGTTGTTTGCGTTTCTTTTAAATCTTTATTAAAATTTTTAACCGCAGTATCGGCGTTTTGAATATCTTGAACCGAATTCCCGGTGTCAACGCGTAGCGAAAAAACCGCTTCTTTTGTAGCCATAATTTAATTATTGAATTCGATTAATTGTCGCAATGATTGACGGTGTTGACGGAACGGTTGCCGTTGCACCAACCGCGCGAAGTTCAATGTTCGCATCGCTTACTTGCCAATAAATTTCAACCATGTCACTGGCGACAAGATTCAAGAATATATTCCAAGACGCGACGTGATAAACGTTATTATCTTTCACCGTCATTCGTGTATTCGAATCCGGAACGTCCGCGCCGTTTACTCGAAACCAAATATCAATTTCTCGATTGTTTGAACCGGCAGTTCTAAAAACTTGCGCCGAAAATTGAATCGAATAAAGTCCGTCAAGATCAACTTGAATTTCCGTTCCGCTTGCTAAAACAATATCTTGTGAAAAGTAATTGTTTCCGAAATTCATTGGCGTCGGTGTTGACACAACCGCGTTTTGTGTTGTGGTATCGAAAAAACTTCCGACCGCGTTGAATGCTAAAACCGATTTTGCGACGTTGTTGAATGTCATTCTTTGTGAAACTTTTGAAATTGCTGAAATAAAAGAACAAATTTCAAGTTGATCCTTCAAAGTCAAAGGTGTTGTTCGTAACGGTAAAGCGCTTATTTTTTTATTGGCCATAATTTATTTTTTATTATTCAATTATTCTATAATTCGCAAAGATTAATTCTTCGGTGATTCTAAAATCGCCAGCTTCGGTGATTCTAAATTGCGGTTCTTCTTCATTCTCACCTTCTAATATGCGAATCAGTTCGACCATTGTCGATTGACCTTTGCCGGAATCGTAATCATTTATCTTTTGCAATCGATAAACAACACCGTCAATGTTTATTAAGTTGCGGAAATCAAGCTTATTGATAATATCGGAATCAATCATTAAATAACACGTCAACAATTTACCGAACCTGGAAACAATTTCTTTGATGAACGTTTCGTGGTAAGCGTAAAGATTGTTATTCGTGTAAATGGTCGCCGCATAATAAACAACTTGCGGAACACCGAAATTCAAATCAAATGTTGGCGCGTCGATGTCGTCCAGGTGACCAACATAAGGATAAGTAATTT